TGGATCATTAAGAGAAACCCGTGAAGGGCATAAAGAAGTTGGTGAAGATTTTATGCTTGCAACTGCTGCTGATATCGTGGCAGATCCTTCTGCACCCGATGCTTTTGTTCAAGGAATTATGGAAGGTAAAGAGTGGATATGGGATGGTGGTCTTTTGAGAGAAAAGGCAGCAGACAATACTAGAAATAAAATAAATACCTTAGTTGATGAAGGTATTCTTGAGGAATATAAGTTATCACTATTCAATGAATTTTTAAGTTCATTGTAAATTATTAAATTATAAATAAATATAGATTTACTACAGGAAAATCGGAGAGTTCAAATGTCTCGTGGAGATTTACAAGAAATGGAAGTAGGCACTAAGCAATCCAAAACTGCTGTGAATGCCAATGCTAAAGCAGCGGATGCAATGCAACATTTGTCAGGTGCAACACCAGGACAAAGCGCAGGGTGGGAAGATCTTGGTGGACCAGATCCTTCCAACTATCGTCCAGACGACGATTCTGCAAAATTGAAAACACCTGGTTCAACTCTTAAACAAGTTAAAGATGTTGTTAACAAAGGTGCTTCTGCTGCTGATCCTATGAAGGGTCTTAAGAAAGAAGACACTGATTATGATGAAGATGAAGAACTCGTAGAAGATATTGAAGACGAGGAAACAGTTTCCGAAGCTAAAGACAAGGACGAGGAAGAAGAAGATAATAAGAAAAAAGGTAAAAAAGAAGAAGATGATGAAGAGGAAGAAGATGAAGAAGAAATGGAAGAATCTTTTGATATTGAAGAAGATGTAAATGCTCTTCTATCTGGTGAGGATCTCTCAGAAGAGTTTCAAGAGAAAGCACGTACCATCTTCGAAGCTGCTCTTGTTTCAAAAGTTGCACAAATTAAAGAAAACCTTGAAGAGCAATATGCTATTGTTCTTGCTGAGGAAGTTGAAGAAATTAAATCAATCCTCAGTGAGCGTGTTGATGCTTATCTTGAGTATGTTGCTGACGAGTGGATGCAAGAAAATGCACTCGTTATTGAAAACGGTCTTAAGACCGAAATGACCGAATCATTCCTTTCTGGAATGAAGGATCTTTTTGAAGCACATTATGTATCAATCCCTGAAGATAAATATGATGTTCTTAATAGCATGGTAGAAAAACTTGATGACATGGAAACAAAACTCAACGAGCAAATTGAGAAGAATGTTTCCCTAAACAAGCGTCTCGCAGAGTCGGTTGCAGAAGGAATCTTTGAAAAAGTCGCTGAGGGCCTCGCTGCTACTCAGAAAGACAAGCTCGCTTCACTTGCCGAAAGTGTTGAGTTTGAAAGTGAGGAAGAATATCGTGAAAAACTGGAGATGCTCAGAGAATCATATTTCTCAAGCACAAAGTCTCCAAAAGCAAAATCCGAAAGTCTATCAGAGCAAGTAGACAGTTCACCTGAAAATATTTCAGGCACAATGGCTGCTTATCTACAGACTCTTAAGGCAGTTGCTAAAAACTGAATTTAATATTAGTCAAACCCAAAAACGCACTTTAGTAAAAAGGTAAAAGCAAATGTTCCATTCCGAACAATTGCAGGAAAAGTGGGCACCTCTCCTCAACTATGAGGGTCTTGATGCAATCAAAGATTCGCACAGAAGAGCTGTAACCGCTGTCCTGCTAGAAAACCAAGAAAAATTTTTAAGAGAGCAGTCTGCATTTGAGCACGGCTCAATGCACAATCTTATGGAATCCCCAACCAATAGCGGAAACGCTGCTGGTGCTTCTGGTGGATTTGGTGGTAATGCTACTGCTGCAGGTCCTACCGCAGGTTTCGACCCAGTTCTAATCTCCCTGATCCGTCGTTCAATGCCTAACCTGATCGCTTATGATCTGGCAGGTGTTCAACCAATGAGCGGTCCTACTGGACTCATCTTTGCAATGCGTTCAAGATACAACAACCAGAGCGGCACCGAAACCTTCTTCAATGAAGTTGATTCAGCATTCTCAGGTCAAGATGCTGGATTTGATGAAACTGGCGGATATTCTGATGGTCCTGTTGGTTTTGGTACTACTGCACAATCAGGCACCAACCCTTCAGTTCTAAACCCAGTTGGTACTGCTACAACCAATCCTTCACCATATAATGTTGGTCAGGGAATGGCAACTGGCGATGCAGAAAATCTTGATGGTAGCAGCACTGATGCTTTCAATCAGATGGCGTTCTCAATCGAGAAAGTCACCGTAACTGCAAAGTCACGCGCACTGAAAGCTGAGTACTCACTTGAGCTCGCTCAAGACCTTAAGGCAATTCACGGTCTGAATGCTGAAGCGGAATTAGCAAACATTCTCTCAACTGAGATTCTTGCTGAAATCAACCGCGAAGTAATCAGAACCATCTATAAGGTTGCTGAGCAAGGTGCTGTTCAAAACGTTGCAACTCCTGGAATCTTCGACCTCGATATCGATTCAAACGGACGTTGGAGCGTTGAGAAGTTCAAAGGTCTGCTGTTCCAAATCGAAAGAGATGCGAACGCAATCGCTCAGAGAACTCGTCGCGGGAAGGGCAACATTATCCTTTGCTCCGCTGACGTTGCTTCAGCACTGACAATGGCTGGTGTCCTCGATTACACCCCAGCACTCAATGCAAACCTTTCAGTTGACGATACTGGCAATACTTTTGCTGGTACTCTAATGGGCAAATTCCGCGTTTATATTGACCCATATGCTGCTAACCTGACTTCCGCTAATGGAACTCCTGGCAATCAGTACTATGTTGTTGGTTACAAGGGTTCTTCACCTTATGACGCTGGACTTTTCTACTGCCCTTATGTTCCTCTCCAAATGGTTCGTGCCGTTGGTGAGAACTCCTTCCAACCAAAGATTGGCTTTAAGACCCGTTACGGTCTTGTTGCTAACCCATTTGCGGAAGGAACTACTCAGGGTCTAGGTAGACTTCGCCTTGACGCAAACCGCTACTATCGTAGAGTTGCTGTTAAGAACTTAATGTGATTCTTATTCACATTAAATCTTTAGAGGGTCTAAAAGACCCTCTTTTTTTATCTAAATATTTAAAAAAATGTCTAGAGATTCTCAGATAGAAAATAGAAATTTCTTATCACCAACAGGGTTTAAGTTTGCATTAACAAGATTTCCAAAAATATCATTTTTTTGTAATGAAGCAAATATTCCAGATATTACTTTAGGCATCGCAAATCAATCAACATACCTAAAAGATATTGATATTCCTGGAGATAAAATTTCTTTTGGTGATTTAACTTTAAGATTCTTAGTTGATGAAAATTTAGAAAATTATAATACTATTCAAAATTGGATTCGTGGACTAGGTTATCCAGAAAAATTAAGTCAATTTTCAGATTTGAACAATTCTGATGCATATGGTGGGGCAAATTATGTACAAAAAGGTTTGAACATTTATTCTGATGGAACTTTACAAATTTTAAAAAGTAGTCAGATTGCAAACTTTCAAATCAAATTTAATGATCTATTTCCATATAGTTTGAGCACTCTTACATTTGACGCAACTCAAACAGATATTCAATACTTTACAGCAGACGTAGGTTTCAAGTATACTATCTACAACATACTTGATTTGAGTGGAAATCCACTATGAGCATTGATCTTGATAAAATTCAAGAAATGTGGGAAAAAGATTCAAAAATAGATCCGGATAATTTACATACCGAGTCTTTGAATATTCCAGTTCTTCACGCAAAATATTTTGATTTGTATAATACGATTTTTCTTTTGAGAAAAAAAGCAGAGCAACAAAAAAGAAATATTCGACACGAACGTTATGAATATTATTCTGGAAAATCAGATCCAGAAGTTTATGTAGAAAATCCTTTTCCCAAAAAGATCCGTGATAAAGATACTATGCAAAAGTATCTTGATGCAGATGAAAAACTTTCATCTGTGTGTTTAAAAATAGACTACTACGATACAATGCTTAATTACATTGAAAGCATTCTTAAAATGATACAAAACAGAACATATCAAATTAAAAATTCAATTGAATTTATGAGATTTAATGCTGGACTGGGGTAAATAAATATTCACAGATGAATGAAGATATGTGAGTGATAAAGCAGCAAATCTTGTAATATCAAAATCAAACGAAGTATTTCTTAAAATTAAAACAGAACCTCATATTGAATATGAGTTGAAAGATCACTTTAAATTTGATGTTCCAAATGCAAAATTTATGCCACAATATCGTGGCAGAAATTGGAATGGAGAAATTCATTTATATGATATGAGATCCAAACAAATCTATGTTGGATTGTTAGACAAAATTGTTTCTTTTTGTAAGCAATATAATTATACTTATGAGTTTGAAGAGAATAAATTCTACGGACAACCTTTTGAGATTAATGAAGAAATATCTCTAGAGGGCGTTAAAGG